GAGAAGTAGTTGGACCCTTGTCCATTTTGAACGCACGTTTCCTGACTGGGAAAAAATGGAAAGACTTAGAATAAGGAAACCTAACTACAGTATGAAGTTCTGTACACAGTGTGATAATATGCTTTACAACATTGAAGAGCGAGATGGGTCAGCGTTTCTAAAATGTCGTCAATGTCCTTACGAAGAATCGATCACGGCAGAAAATCCAATAGTCTACGACCATGATTTGATGCAAGATACCTCGATTCAGTTCTCCATTAATCCGTATTTGAAGCATGATCCAACGCTTCCAAGATTTACAAATATGAAGTGTCCCAATACGACACGTTCACCTCCGTGTCCAACCAAGGGTAAAGAGTCTAACATTGTAGGCATCAAGTTGGATGCCAAAAATGTAGTTTGGATGTATCAATGTGCAGTGTGTGATGCTACATGGAAACAGTCGGCACGAGGTCCATAAATATTAAACTGGTTGACGAACTGATTTGTAAGCACCCGTTGCTCTAGTATTCACACGAGCCAATTGAGATGTTGGAGAATATACACCTGATCCTAATGCAGCAGTCAATGGAAGACCACCTAGTTGCTGAGTTTTTCCTGAACTCAAGGTTCCAGATTGAGAAACAGTGGACAAATTTTTAGGTTGATTGACATATCCAACTCCATCGTATGGACGAACACGAGCGTTTCCATCAATTGAAGTTGTTGGATTTACGATTACAGTACTTGTAATTGTACCTGATTTACCTGTAACTGCAGTTCCGGATGCTTGATTACTTGATATAACAAATACAGTTGTAGTTGGACATGCAATAACTGTTCCTGATAAATTGAAAGTAGTATTTGTTGTAATTCCAGAAATTGCAACGGTTGTATTAGGAACATTTGGAAAAATACCAACATATGCATCAGCAGTTGTATAATATACACGTCCTACAATTGTACCTGTTTTACCTGAATCTGCCGTAGCATTTGTTGGTCCATTTGTTAATGCAAATTGTGTAGTAGATATAACTTTTGCAACTGAGAGCGATGAAGCATTGAAGTTTGTCATATCTGTGATGGTGATAACGTCTCCAATTGATAATCCATGAGCTACACTTGTAATATAATATGTAAATCCTGTGATAGTACCTGTTCCTGTTCCAACTCCTGTTCCAACATTTGCTATTGCAAAATGAGTCGAATCAATTACCTTTGTAATTGTTTTAGATGTAACGTTTCCTCGAGTAGTAAATCCAGTAATACTAACGGTTTCACCCACTGCTAATCCATGAGCGACAGATGATGTATAGTATACAGTAGCCGCTGCAGCTGGACCAATGTTAATTTGTCCTGATTGTCCGCTTATACTTGTAGTTCCTGCACTAGCTACATTAATCCTGAACGAAGTTGTAGTAGGGGTTAATGAAACTGCAAGAGATGTAACATTTGCAGTAGAATACCCAGTTAATCCAGTAATTGATACTACATCACCTACTGATAGTCCATGATCAACAGACGTTGTATACGTAATGTAAGTTGTAGATCCAACAGCAGCAGTCACAATATTTGCTGTTGCAGCTGAAAGAATTGCAGATGCTCCATTCGTGACTGTTGTTACAGAAGCAGCAGATACAGTAGTTCCACTAACTGTTACAACAGGTGTTTTTGCCTTTGTGACATACGCTGCCTGACTTGTAAGCAACTGTGCATTCAACATAGATTGAAGCGGAACAACTTGGTCACTTGTCTGAATCTTCTTAGGGATTGCACCGTTGCGATAGGACTGTGAGGCAGCCTGGAGTTTAATGAAATTCGTATAATCGGATGCAGAGAGAGTCGGCATTTGTGATTAGAGACGGAAAATACGTCCGCCTACAAAAGCAGGAGATGTCCATCTAGGTGTCGCAAGAACACTACCTCGTCCAGGGAACTCTGCTTTTGCAAGGGTTCCAATGTCTAATTTCAAGGGAGCCACGAAAGTTCTGGACTTTTTCTCGGGATCCGATGTGAAGGTTGCAGCCACACGAGCAAGACGAGTAATATCAGAAGGTTGAGCTGGGATGATAGGCATTTATGTATTCGTGAGAATAGAAGAAGCTGTGCGATGTAAAACGGATAAAAGAAGTTCAACGCAAGAGGTAAGTATGGAGCTACACCCTGAAGTTAAACCGGTCTTCCGAAATGAAGTGTTGGAAATGGGAAAACAAACAAGAATTACACGTCCGTATTTCACCAAGTATGAATACACGACCTTGATTGCTACGCGAGCGCAACAACTCGCAGAAGGCGCTAAACCTTTAGTGGATCTAAAAGGACTCAAAACATCCGACCCCATGTTTCTGTGGACGGTTGCTAAGATGGAAATTGCAGAGAGAAAGTTACCGTATATTATTCGACGACAACTCCCGAACAATACCTCCGAATTCTGGAGTGTTCAAGAGATGGAAACCATTTGGTGATTACTTTACTGCGATCGCGACTACAAGTGCTAAAATCATAAAAATTAATCCTTCATTCCATCCGTGGGCAGCAGTAAATGGATACAGAATGGGTCCAAACATGTTAGCAAATCCACCACCGATGGTATGAATTAACGCAATCACTACAATAATACTCAATAACCACTTTTTGAATGTACTCATTGCTTATTCGCCTGAAAGTTTTGCCAAGTCTTCGGCAGAGGGAGGAAACAATAATAAAGGAGGACCTTGTTCAGGTGGATTCAACATTTGAGGAGGGTCGTGGGTCAGGATCTTCATTGCCATCGACAAATCAATGGACTCAGAGGGAGTGAAACGGGCACTCACCTTTGCCACGTCTGAGTCAATTTTTTGCTGAAGACGATTAGGAACAAACGTGATATAGGCAAACGCCAAGACGATTGCAATTACCAAAAGAATCAGGAGCCACTGTCTGGGAAACTTCATTGTTCTTCGGGCAGATAAGAAAAACGGAAACTAGGGAGTCAAGACAAGAAGAGGTACAATGGATTTCCCAATACCGATTAGATGTTATACATGCAATCTTCCTCTCGCTGGCAAATGGAAGACGTTTCTTGCGCTCGTTGCCAAATATCGTAAACAAGATGGACGTTCTGAAAAAGATGAATTAGTATACCTTTCGAAGACGACTACCGTCACTGCCGAAGGTCGGGCGATGAATGATTTGGGTCTTACTCGCGAATGCTGTCGTAGGCACATGTTTACCCATCCGGGTGTATAAACACTTATCACAATACGACTCATTCTTCGAAAACTCAGAACATGTGTCTTCTGGACACAACCAGAGTTTAGGAATTCGGATCCTCAGTTTCATCCCCTCCATTCTTTTTTTACCTAGAAGATAAGAGTAAATGTCTTCTTATAGTGAATATCTTGGACGCATGAAACAACGAATGGTGACCATTACAGATACACGACCTCATCGTGATGCAGGTCATCAAACAGAGATTGTCAGACGTCTTGCTGCCTCTGGAAACCTAGAAACACGTGTAGCTTCCACTGCATGTGCACTTGTATTGAATGCTCCTTCTACCCGCAGTCCTGCAGGATATCTTCATGGAGGTGGACACACTGTTCAAGATGCACCTATGTATACAGAGTTTACAGCAGGACAAGCGGTAGCACAAGCGTCAACTCGTGCAAATGCTAAGGCGTCTCAGATCACAAATACTATGCCTTGCTTATCTTCAACTCAACTCCCTGAAATAAACGATAAACTCAGTGCAGACGCTGAATTGTCTAAGATTCAGGCAGCAAGACAAACGTATGGAAATGGATATGCAAGTAACTGTTGCCCGAACTGCAAAAAGGTTCTACTTGCAGATGGTTGCAATTGCCGTCTTACAGTAGCTCAATCCTCTGCGTTGAAGAGCTCAATTAACTGGCCACATACGGCAGATCGTAACGCTTAAACATCTATGTCTGAATGTAATCATGTTGACCGTATATACTTACAAGGTCCCCAAACCTACTGGTTGTTTTGATTTATCCATTGTTCCATTAGATCAGTGGATGGAGACTGTCTTAGATTTAGTAGCACATCAGACAGAAGGCACACTTTGGTTTGGGTATTTAGATGGATGGATGTTGACTCCACATGAAGAAGTTGTTTTACGAAAAGCAATTCGTAAGTTTAAGTGTATTGTTGTCTCTCAGTTTCCTCTAGCATTCTCTCAAGCGTGGAAAAATGAAATTGATTACGTGTATACAGATCCACAGCACAATGGAATCCCCAACACTCACAACGATGGTCGTTCTCTACACAATGGGAGTTCGTCTGAATACGGATGTACTGGCACACACACTTCCCCTAACAAAGTCAGTGATAAAGGTAGAAAAGCAAGGAGTCGTTAAACGTGGTTCATCTAAGCGAGATCTTATTAAACGAAGAACTAAAACTACACCTCCCAAGCGTACAACTGGATTTGGACATAATTCAATTACCGTTGTTCTCTTATCGGATGGAGATGGTACCTTTCCTTGCAAAGAAATCACTGTCAAAATCTTTCAAAATGGGGTCTTTCATATCACAGGTGTATTGGATGAAGCGTATGACCGTGATGTGACGACTCAGTTGAAACGACAAATCATAGAACATTGTTCAGAAGCAATTCTTTCAGGTGAATGGACTGATTCGCGTCGAGTAGTTCTCATGAATTACAAGACTAAATTGATTGGAACCTCAAATCTTTCACGAGATACGTTGTATGCTTCACTCAGAAGTAAAGGTGTTACAACGATCTATGAACCTGCAGTGTATCCTGCTGTCAAGATCTACTTTCCGAATACTAAATGGATTGCAAAAGTCTTTAGAACCGGTAATATCATTTTGACAGGAATGACAGACGCCTCCGAGTGCGACGCTTTGGTTTCACAACTCTCGGTTGCGATTTCCTAGATCCACCGGATGTTTCAAGTTTTTCAATGATTTCATCAATGTCTCCTGCATCAAGACTACATTTTATAGAATTGTTTCGACATTCACCAAAATCAATCAATCTTGCAACTTCTCCATCGTATACAACATTCCCTTCATGAACATCCGTGTGGATAATGTTTTTGTTCATAGACTCTACCTGACCTTTTAATACTTTAAGCGCTTCAATGACTTTTGGAATCATCTCATGATTTCGCACAATCTTTGGAGATGAAATGTATCCCTGAACAACATCATGTAGTTTTTCTGGAGTGTCAATGACCTCATTTGTATAGAAAAGTTCAAAGAGTGATTGTCCACCTTTTGGAGAAAAGATTGCATATCGTCCATCTTTAAGAGTACATTGAGATTCAGGATAGATCATACCTTCTGGTTTCTTCTCTCGTAATTGACCTGTTAAAAGCCATTCTCTTCGAGCTTTAAAAGTGACTCCAATGTCAAATACTTTCATCACATATCCATCTTTCCATTCACATCCTTTTGGAAGTTGTTTTTCAATTGGATCAGGTTTAGTATATACGCTTGCAAATGAACCTTGTCCAATAACGACACCCCCTCTTCGGGTTCTGCGTTTCATTGTATTAGACGCAATTAAATATTAAAGGTAATGGCAGCTCGTGAACTAACTCCTAGAGAGGTTGAAGCAGGAAGACGTGGAATTAACGATGAAGATTTGAGCGCAACGCAAATTCAAGCATTGGTGCGTACAATGGACGGATCTAAAGAAAAATGGTCTCATCTCAAGTTGAACAAACTAGCGTATGAAGAGAAACTTCAAGACGAAAACAAGATCTTGTATTTCAACTATCCTTCTCTATTTCAAATGCACGCAGAAGATCGATTAGATCAAACCTTTTTTGAAATGCTTACACTCAAACGAAAGATTGAGAAAGGTGAAATCACTCCTGAACAAGCAACTCAGATTGTTGGGGCAAAGTTGTCTCAACGATTTGTTCCAGGTCTTTCTCCTCAGGATCAACCACAGGCACCGTCACTGTCGTATGCAGAGTATTACAGGCAGACTCGGTAGAGGTCCAAACTTCATGATCCTCTGTGCTCTTGTAGACTAAGAAGAAGTAGGTACGTAA